GCTGCTACCAGCTCCGGCTCCAGCTCTCCCGCCAGCACAGCAGGAGGAGACCCACCCCTAGGGCTTAGAATCTTCCCTGTATAGGTCTAGGGCACCCCTCTGGATATTGGTGGTATAAAAAGGGTTCTGCGTACATGGGGGCTGTAGAGAGGCTGTAGTGGCGATGGGTTGTCCTTATTGGAATTGGTAGTCCTGCCGGAATTGGCAGGGGTGGTTTAGGGAGGAATTATGCCGACAGTAGGAGCGGGAAAGAAGAAGAAGGTGTTTCCGTACACGGCGAAGGGGGCTAAGGCGGCCAAGGCTTATGCCAGGACGGTGAAGAAAACAAAAAAGAAGAAGGTATAGGGGAGGGTTTTCGTAATGGAGCATCTCACGAGTGGCGTGCCCTTCTGGGAGGTGTATCCAGGATCGAGTCCCTATTTGGGGCCGTTATGGGACGAGATAGGGAGGGCTTTGGAGATTATGCCTATCTCGGTGCGTGAGGAGTTCGTAGAGGCCATTTCCAAGCACGTTTCCCAGCTCCCGTTGCAGTCTTCTTTGACCGCCGAGTGGAACTGACGTGGTAGTTGGGGAGAGTCTTTCGCCCGAGGTATCGGCCGTCCTGACGCCCGGTAAGGGGGAGTCCGCGGTCGAGATGCCGGCCCATAAGCAGGCCCTTCTCGATATGATCGGCTCCCATCCTACGGCCCCGCAGGCCGAGTTCCTGGCCTCCAACCACAGGCAGAAGGCGGGGTCAGGGGGGGAGCAGGGGGGCAAGTCTACGGCGGTAGCGGACGACGCACTGCTGCATCTTCCGGGAGACCTTGCGAAATGCGAGGAGGAGCTCAGGAGGACGGGCCGTACCGAAGGGGTCATCTGGTGGCTCGTTGGACGACGGTACGACAATACAAGGAAAGAGTTCCAGTACATCGGCGAACGCCTGCTGAAGATATACGGGCCAGATGCAGTCGATATCTCCACTAACGTCAACCCCGGACTGGTTAGAGTCCGAACTACGAAGGACCGGAACCCCGGCGTTGGTGACATTACGGTCTCGACCAAGTCGGCCGACAATCCGATGGACCTGTCTATGGAAGGCCCGCACGGGATAGTCCTGTGTGAGGCCGGACAGCTCGATTACGAGACCTGGAACAGGGTTCAACTAAGACTCGGCCCGAGAACGGGCTGGCTCTCCGCGTCGGGGACCAAGGAGTCCGTTCAAGGTATCGGCTGGTGGCCCTCTATCGTCAAGGCGTGGGCCACCGGAGACAATGACCGGAAATCTTTCCAAATACCCTCCCCTACTAACGTCCACGTCTATCCGGGCGGCTACGACGATCCCGAGATCCTGCGTATCAAGTCCGAAAGCTCCGACGATTTCTGGATCGAACGGATTATGGGCGGCGACGTGCCGCCACAGGGCCTCGTTTACAAGGAGTTCGACCCCACTATCCATATTCGGGACGTGGACTACGAGCCGGCCTACGAGGAGGTCTTCCTGTGGGAGGACCCAGGCTATGGAATGTCCCCGCACGCCATCCTCGCCGCCCAGAAAGTCAAAAGACAGACCGCCGCGGGCCAGATATACGAGCAGTGGCAGGTATTTGACGAGTTCTACGAGACCGGGTTCGTCCACTCGGACGTGATCGACCACGTTTCGGACTCCAAGTGGACCGGATGGTGGGAAAAAGCCGCCAAAACACTCGTCTCCGACCCCAATTACAAGGACCAGCACCACTCGATGTCCTCGATAGCCGAGATGTGGATGCAAAAAGCCCATATCTACGCGTTTGGGCAGAAATCCAAGATCAAACCCGGCCTCGAATGCGTCAAACGCTTTCTAAAGGTCGATCAGATGACCCAACAGCCTAAAATCGTTTTCTCCCCCAGGTGTAGTGGTATTATTTCCGAGTTTGGCGCCGGCCAGCACCCCCTGCAAGGCCCGAAAGAGGGGACGGTCGCCGCCTATATGTGGAGACTGGACAACGATGGTAATATTGTGGGAGAAGTCCCGGTAGACGAAAACGATCATGCCCTGGACGCGCTGCGGTACGGCTTAATGCACGAGTCAGGCTACGTCCTGAGCGAAGGCACGATGAAGATCACGATAATGCGATGACTACCGATAACGGCAGAGAGCAAAAACAAAAGAAACGGCAGAGGCGGCCGACTTCGCCCTCCCCTGCACAGATCCAGGGCCGGGTGGAGTCCTTCAACGAGGCCTATAGGACCCTCCACGCCCGTATGGACGACGATATGGACCTGTTCAACCTGAAACCGAACATCGAGCCCTCCCTCGACGAGAGCGGAGAGCCCGACGGACGGGACGCAGGCTATAAGCAGATCACGTCCAACGACCCTCAGACCTTCGCCAACAAGGCTATCGCCCTCCTCTCAGATGCCGTCTGCATCAAAACCGTCCCCTCCGATAAGGCCAACCGGAACGCCCGGTCCGAACATAACAATAAGGAACGCGTAGCCATAGGTCTCGGAGCCAGTAACGACGAACGGCTCCGTAGACTCATGTACTCCGAAGGATTACAGGGCGATATGGCCTTCAAGTCCTGCGTGAGGGGCTATATCGCCGGACGGCACGTCCTGGTAAAGCCGCCCGACGGAGGCCCCACCTTCGCCGATATCACGCCGTGGGACCCCAAACGGGTCTCCTGGGCTATGGGCGCCAACGGTATCTCCTGGGCCGTACACACGGTCAACAAGACCAGGGGCCAGATCAAGGAAGAGTACGGAGTCAGGACGCTCGAAGGGTCAGACGAGACAAAAAGCGATGACGAGGACGTATTCGAGGTCTTCGACTACTACGATGGCACGATCAATAAGGTCTGCACCAAAGACCAGGTGCTCAAAAAGGCCACCCGACACGGCTCCAACAACATCCCCGTCCATATCGTTCCCGTCGGCGCCACCCCCATAATCGTCCCGTTACAGGGCGAGACGGAGGTAGCACGCGTCGGAGAGTCCGTATACGCCAATAACCGCGATATCTACCCTAAAGAGAACCTGCTGCTGTCTATCCTGTACGAGCTCTCGTCCCGATCTCTCAGGCCGGTCGTCATCATCCGCTCCCCCGACGGCTCCGTTACGCTCGACGACGACCCGTTCAAGTCCGGCTCCCGTATCTCCTACCCCGAAGGCGTACAGATCGAGGTGCTGCCGCTGCACGACGCAGCCGCCGATACCGCCGGCCTGCTCGGCCTCGTCAACGCCATGAAGCAGCGGGGATCACTGCCAAGCTCGGCCTACGGCGAGCTACAGTTCACGCTATCTGGGTTTGCCATCAACTCTCTGTCGCAGGGCATTGCTACCGTCATCAAGCCGATGATCAAGGCGATGGAGACCGCCTACTACCAGATATTCAACGACCTGATCGACCAGTACACCTCCGGTGGCTTCGACCCTATCGAGCTAACGGGGCACGACAATAACAAGGAATGGTTCTCGGACACCATAGACCCCAAGGACATACGAGACCTGCCTCCGATCATGGTCAAGATATCGGCCAACCTGCCCAAGGACGACGTGTCCAAGATGGGCATGGCACTCAACGCCAAGGAGTTCGGCCTCGACGACCGAACCATCCTGGAGGAGTACCTGGAGTTCGAGGACCCAGACCAGATCATGGACAGGATGAAGGAGCAGGCCGGCCAGAGGGCCACGCCTGTGGCGATGGCGTTCCAGCTCGCTAGAGCAGCATTTGCCGAGGGCGAGATGGAGATGGCGGCCATCTACCAGAGAATGTTCGAGGTAGAGGTGCTCAAGCAGGAAGCCCAACTGATGAAAGACCAGAATACCGCGATGGGCATTATCCAGCAGATCACCAACCCACAACCCCAGCAACCCCAGCAACCCCAGCAACCTGGTGGTATACTCGGCCCAAATGGGCAGCCGGCAAGGATGGACCCGAGGGTAGCCCCGAACGCCGTTCTTGGCGCACCGCCACCGGAGCCGAACCTACAGCAAGGCCCACTAGTTCCTCCGGGACAGCCACGGCCAGGAGCCCGCAACGGCGCAAGCCCACTAGGATAGGTCGCTTGCTTCGTAGCAAGCCAATAGGAGAGATACGATGTCACATGGTACGCAGACCGAAAGCCAGATCACGAACAATGCTCGAACTGGGGCAATTAGTAGGCAGGAAGGGTTTGACCAACTCGGCCACCTATTTGAAGAGCAAGGCCTTACTGAGAGGTCAGCCGAGAGTAATGCCGAACGTATCATTGGCGAGTGGATCACCCAAGGGATCGCCGATGGCGTTCTCGACGCCGAAGGCAACCCGATTGACCCTGCGGATACAGAAATACTGCCCATTGAAGGCGAAGGCGGCAGGGGCGGATACGGCGAGTGGGACACCGGCTATACCGATGAGGAGCTTGCCGCCGCTCGGGTAAGACTCGGCGCAGACCGTTCAGGCCGATTCGATATATTCGCAAGAGAACAGGCCCTGGGTCCCTTCGTAAACCCAATGCTACGCAATGTCCGTAGGGCCTCGTTCGACCCGCTATCGGCAGCAGGAGCCCTCTCAGCGGCGGCTACTCCGACAGAGAGTTTCAACTTCCGTGACTTCATACAGAAGCAATCGGCCCCTATAGCAGGAGCAGCCAACCCCGGCTTGGCCGCCTTGAACAGGGTCGGCGGATTCGGTTCCTTCGGCACGCAGATGACTCCAGGTACAGGGTATCTCTCAGGTATACAGAACCTATTCGGAGACTTCGGCACGACAGGCCCCTCCGTCGAACAGGTTGCAGCACGGAATTACCTTGAGTCACAGGCGGAAAGCATACTCCCGACCATCGCAGCGGCCGGTTTGAGCCCGACCTTCCAGCCATACGCTAGAAGAGAAGCCGGCCGTAGAATGCAAGCACTCGACCCACTGGACAATCCGTTCGCAGCATTTGCCCAGGGCCGACTCTCGTTTACCTAGACAATGCCACCCGATCTATTAGACAATCCATTTGCTGACTACCTAGAAGAGCCGGGCTTCGGGCAGAAGGCATCCTGGTTTGCCCGTCAGCCTAGTGATATGAGCTTCAACGAGCAACGGCTCTTTGAGAACCAGTTCGGCCGGTTCCAGAACCGATTCTTAGGCACACTCGGACAGCAGATACTCTCGGGTCAGCCGCCTACAGCACGATGGGACCCGTTCCTGTCCGGGATGGACTTAGAGCAAGAGATGTCTGCCATTCCTCCGTCACAGAGGGGGGCAGGCACCGGAAGGTTCACTCCCTTCACGACCTTCATGCCCTTCTAACCCATGACTACCGACGGAACCTGGAAAGGACCGCGACCGGGGGAGTCGTTAGACGACTTCCGTCGGCGACGGCGTAAAGAGCTCGGCCTTCCACTTACCCCTCCCACGATAGAATCGGCCAAGCCCATATCCGGGATTGAGCGCATTATGATGCGCCTTAAACTCGGGCTGCCCGTTGTGAAACCGACCCCTACGCCATCGGTCAACTGGCGTAGACAGACAGCAGAAGAGATCCAACGGAATGTTCTGAGGGAAAAACTTAAACTGCCAACCTTTTCCCAAGACCGTGTAGCCCAGGAACTTCGGAAGGTCCGTCCTTCTGGGAAAGGTATGAGTGTAGGGCCTGCTGCCGCAGTCGAAGTAGAACCCTTTGTTCCGGTCGATCCTACGCAATGGCCCGGCCGCGCCCCTGTCCCTAAGTTAGGAAGAGCCCCAGATCCTTCCTTTAGGGCCGCGCCGTTAACTCCAGGGCCTCCTGCTGCCCTTCCTGGGATACAGATGCCTGGCGCGACGCCACCAGATAGGAATCTTGGTCGCCGTATTCTGGGCGGACTAGGAAGTGCGGCCAGTGAAGTATTCAAGCCCTGGGATTTTACCCACGAGGCATGGTTGTCATGGTGGACGCTCAACATAGGCCGGAGAATTTCAGGTCCGTTAAGTAGAATCCCTGGTGCTGACGAAGGGGCCGAAGGCGGAATTATATTCAGACTCACGTCTCCAGAGGGATTAGAGAAGGCCAGAGACTCTCAACGGAAGATAGCCAATACCATCTCGTCCATAAACTTTGGCCGGACGAATGAAGCCGAGACACTTGCAAATGAGGTCGTCGCTAATTTCAGAGATAGGTCTACCCCCGAACAACTCATAGGTATAGCTGCCGATCCTGAATGGGTTGTTGGCGCAGCTAGGCCTTTTGTAAGAAGCGTAGTGAGATCGTTGAGGGGTAGAGCCGGGGCTAGAGCCGGGGCTATCCCCAGGATAACCGTGGAAGCGCCTCAGCGACTGGCATTAGGCCCTGGAGCCCCTTCGCCCCAACAACTGGCACTAGGCCCTGGAACTCGTGCCCCCCAACAACTGGCATTAGGCCCTGGGGCTCGTGCTGCCGCTGCTCCTATACAGCCGCCTAGAACGATGCCACTAGGCCCTAGTGGTCGTGCCCCCCAACAACTAGCACTAGGCTCTGGAATCCGTGCGCCCCGGCAACTGGCGCTGCCTCCAGGACCGGCTGGTCCGTCCTTGATCGCCCCTGTCACTCCTGTCACTCCTGTCACTCCTGTCACTCCTGTCACTCCCGCCGCACGGGCTGCTGATGTACCCATTACCCCCGCCACCGCACGGGCTGCTGCCCTACCGGAAGGTGCGGTTGAGATTCCAGTTACACCCAAGATAGAGACTATTGGTAACGTAGCGACTACAGAAGGCGGGCAACTACGATCGGTTCATGTCACAAGTGACCCTTCTCGCCTTGAGCAAGTATTGCGTGTAGGCGGAGATATCAGTCAAACACGCGAGCCTGGATTGGTAGGGGACTTGGGCACGAGCGGAGTTTATTTTTCAAATGCTCCTCAGTTATGGACGGGCCGTGCTACTGCTAAGTGGAACTTCTTACGAGAACTTAATCAAGTTCAACGCACCAACCTTGTCGAATCATTAGGGCAAGAAATTCGCCGACTCCGTGGCACTCGGTATATAACGGAGAGTGAGGAGGAGGTTGCACTCCGGTATATAAGGGAATTTAAGGAACGTCCCGATTTCACAGGCGGGGTAGTACAAATAGCTGACCAACCTTACAATGTTGGTTTCTGGAAGCCAGAGTTTCTATCCCGAATAGGTATAAAGCAGGCAAAGCCTCCCGTTGAGGTTCCGATAGCATTGCGGGGGAGATTCGCTGACATCTCAGCCGTACCTTCTAATCGTCGCCTAGAGGCAGTTGCCACCCTGAAGGAACAGGGTTTTGATGGTGTACTAGTACGGGGCCACATGATGGGAGAGCTACCCCAAGGTGTGGTTTGGAATCGCGAGGCCATTGAGCAGTTTGGGGAGTTAAGTCTCGCACGGCCTCCTACCCCCGTCGTCGCACGGGTTGCCGAGGTAGTCCCTACCACCGCACGGGCTGCTGAGGCCCTCCCTACCGCCACACGAGAGGTAGCAGAGGCAGCGGCCCTCCCCGGAGTCCCACGGGCTGCTGCTGATGTACCCGCCCCCACACGGGCTGCTGGGGAGGGTGTTGATATCAAGCTGGCACAGACGGGTCAGCCGTTTAGGGGAAGTCTATTCAGGGGTTCTGGAAGGGAAACGCTCGAAGAGATCTATGATCCCCATTTCGTTCAAGGCCCCATATTTGGGGAGGCAACATACGCATCTCCTAGCAGGAAGTTTGCTAAAGACTTTGGACCCCAGGTAGATGAACTTGAAGTAAGTCTGAGAAATCCTTTAGTTATCTCTTCGGACTCTGAGTGGATAGCTTTAACAGCAGAGGCTAGGCTTATCTCCCATGTACCCACCAATGCCCAGGAAGTCATTCGTCTACGTCAGGTAATACGGAGCAAGGGGCATGACGGTGTCATTATCAGGGTGCCGGAATCGGAGATGGTCGGCAAACGCTTACAACAAGCCTTTAGTGGAGATACAGTTGTATCTTTCGAGCCCGCCGCCCCCGCACGGCCCACAGT